GTCGGGTTCGGGTGCGGCGGCTGCAGGGGCATCAGCCTGGGGAGACGGGTCAGGCGTGTCTGGTGCGCCCTGAGCCGCCGCAACCTGCTCGCCCTCGTCCTCGGGCGTGTCCTCGTTGCCCTCATGCACCTCTTGCGTGCCATCGGGCTGCGTCACTTCGATCCTGATTCCCATCCGTCTTCCCTCTCGGCTGATGCGGTCAGCCGGCAACCGTTCGGCACCGTGCCGATTCAGAGTTCAGGTCGCGGCGGCGTCTGCTCGGGCAGGCCGATCATCTTCACCGCGTCCATCGCCATGCGGGTCTGATCCATGTCAATCTTGGAAACCGTCTCGAGCGTCTTCGCCCGCGCCAGCTCGCTGTCTGCGACGGTCTTGACCACGCCTGCACGGGCCTGCGCGGCCTTGGCGAGCGCTTCCTCGGCGGCGGCCTGTAGGAACACCGCATTCGGGTCGGGCTGTGCTCCAGCCTGGGCCATCTGTGCGGCCTCCTCCTCGGTCGGCTTCACCACGCCCATCTGCACCAGCTGCTTGCGGAAGAACTCGGAAATCTCGCTCAGGCCCTCGCCTTCCATGTTCATGAGCGCCGCAGCCTGCAGCACGCGCTGTGCCTCGGGGTCTTGCGTCACGGCCATCATCTGCGTGAGGGCGCGAACCGTCGCGGCACGCTTGCTGCTCGAGGACGGGCCGACCTCGACGGCGACATCGAACTCGGCCTCTGAGAGATCGTTCTCGTGCTCGAGTTCGCCCTCGTCGTTCACCATCGGGCGCATCAGTTCGATACTCGACATCTGGCCCTGCGACCCGATGCCCTTCATCTTCCGGCCAGGCTCTGCGTACACCTCGCGGGCCATGCCGAGCCAGACCTCGCCGGCACGGCGCACGGCCTTGGCGTAGTTCGACATGTAGATGAACGTCTGCATGTCCAGGCGCTGCTGGACCATTTCGACGGCCTTGCCGCTGACGTTGGCGACGATCTTGTCGCCCTGCTCCTGATTCCCGAGGACGTCTTTCATGTCCTGCTCGGTGATCTGCAGGAGCGCCGCCATCGCGGGCGGGATCTGAGGGGACTTCGTGTAGGCCAGCGGTCCAGCAGCCTGTGCGCTGCCGTCAGGCCCCGTGATCGGGTTGATGAGCAGGTACGGGTAATTGCGCAGGTTGTCGTCCTGCCACATCACTTGGTGGCCGGCGACCTGCTCGGGGGTCAGGATGGGCTTCTCGACGCTCGAGAGCGCGGCGATCTCGGCCAGCTTCGACCGCTGCATGTTCGCCAGGCGCTGGGCGTCTTTCGCCAGCCTGACATGCCCCGCGCAGCGCTCCACGTTGTCGATGAACCAGCGGCGGCCGTAGACCGGAACGACAGGGATGTGCTTGCCGGCGATGAAACCGGAGTCCTCGAGCACCTTCGCGCCGCTCAGGACATACTTTCGCACCCGCTGACGCTTCATGCGCTTCTGTCGAACCTCGACAGAACCGACTGCCTCGAGCTGCGCCAGCATCTCATCGTCCAGCTCGCTGTCCCGGTAGCGCTCCTCCTCGCCGTCGAGGCTGCGAAATATGCGCACGGTTTCGGACACCATCTCGGCGCGGAAATACTCGGCCACGTACACGACGTCAGGCGTGAGCCAGTCAAACTCGTACTGATGGATTTCCTTCGGCCAGCTTGCCGGGTCATCCCCGTACTCGGCCTTGTACGCCTCGCGGGTCATGCTCGTGAGCACGAAGCACCGTTTCGCGTCGGCCTTGTCCTGGCGCTTGGCCTGGAGATCGAAGAACACGCTGCTGTCCGCGTCGAAGATCGGCTCGATGCGGATGCGCTGGCGCTCGTCCTCGTCGTCCTCCTCGTTCTCGTAGGCCGTGCGCAGCCGGAACGCACCGAAACCGCCGCCGACAGCCTCCTCGAAGGCGTTGTCGTAGGCTTCCTCGGCCCCGCTGTCCTGCTCGTCGGCCCGGTACAGGTCGTCGCAGGTGTCTGCGAGTCCGTCGTATTCCTTGCCTTCCTTGGACACGAAGTCCACGGTGACGCGGTTGGCGCGGTACTCGCTGAAGATGCGCTGCACAGCCAACGCGATCTTGTTCACCTCGAGTTTCGGCTTGTTCTCGAACTGCGCCCCGAGCGGGCCTTCCCACTGCGCCCCGGCGATTGAATAAAATCGTCGGTCAGCCAAACATTGTGTTCTTTCGTCACGAAGTGCCGATTGAATATTATCAAATTCACGCATCGCCTCTTCGTGCACCTGCGCAAGTTGCTGCTCTTTAGTTGGTCTTGCCATTTTGCGATTCCTTACAATTGGCAAAATGCCAACGTTTCATGAGAGATTGGCCGCCTTGTTTTTTGCAATGCGGACACTCTACCTTTGGCTGCACGCCTTTTGGAACGCGTAATTTTAACTTTTGATCTTCAGTAAGTTTCTTGCCCTTGTTTGACAAAACGAAGGCTTGATACTGTTTTTCGTTTAACTTTTTGCCCTTGTTCACGGCAAGTTTTTGTCGCAACTCAGGCGTGTAGTCTATGGCTTGCCGCGCGCGTGCCATTGCATTTTTATGGCTCTCTGTCTTCGGCTTTCCCTTCAGTGCGTCAGACAGTTTTGCTCGTGTCTCGGCGCTTACACCTGCCGCCCTTCTGGCTGCATGCAACTTTTTTACAGCCTGATCTGATAATTTCCGGCCGGTATTAGCAATCGAAATTTTCTTTCTGGCTTCGGTTGACAATTTCAAGCCGATTTGAGCTTCTGCTCTTTTCCTTCGTAACCACCCAAATTTTTTGTTATTGCGCCACTTGCCTTGGGTCATTCCCCATGCCGCAAAAACTAATTTTTGATTTTCTGGATGCAGTTTTACTAGCAACTGATGCGCTACGAAATGTTCCTCAGGTGTTAGCAACACAAGATTGTTTTTGTCATCACCTCCACCCATGCATTTCGGCACAACGTGGTGTCTCTCAACGTATCCGATGATCTCTCGAGACCTCGCTCGACCGATCAGGGCTTCGTAGTGGGACTTGTAATCCATGCCCGATTATGCTACGCGAGGCGTTCGGTGTCTATCGCCAGCGGTGGGCGGTGGGAAGGACGAGGCCAGGATCATGCGCAGGCCGGTTCGCCTTGGCCGCGCGGCGCGCGCCTTCGCAGGCATATCGCAGGGCGTCGATCACGTGGTTTTTCTTGTCCTGCAGCACCGGCAGCACCTTGCCAGTCAGCGGGTCGGTCTTGAAGCTGTAGTGCGTCAGCTCGTCAATCGTGTGCAGGCACCTCGGATGCACCACGATGTCGTAGGACTTGAGCCACTCGACGCCTTCCTCAACGGACTTCGGCCCCTTCACGGCTGGCATGATCTTCGGAAACCCGTGCCGGCGCATGTGGCTGATCGTCTCGGGCCTGGATGAGTCGCCAACCATCGGCCACTTCTCTGCCTCGGGCACGGTCATGAACAAGTCAGGCGTGCTCGTGATCTCGCAGCCGACCATGTACGCCTCGTGGTCGATGTACAGCGTGCGGCCGAAGATGTGGCAGCGCACAAGCACTGTCGGGTCGGTAGCGAAACCCCAGTCTGCGCCCAGCCGGTGGATCGCATCGCGCGGAGCCTCGAACTCCTCAACGCGCCAGTTCTTGAACACTCGCGCGCTGCTGTTCTGCACGTAGCCGCCGCGCCATACGTGGGCGTACTTGTCCGGGTCTCGGCCCAGGTCGTACTCCATCTCGGCCCGCAGAACGTCCGGGAACCAGGGATTCTGGTCGAAGTTCACCTGCAGCACCACGGCATCCGGTGGCGGCTTCGGGCCGCGCAGCAGGTGATCCACTGGATCACTCGACAGATTCGGGTTCCACGTAAACCACAGCTCCGAGCCAGGCTTGCGGATCGTTGGCCGCAGCAGGTCCAGGCTGCGCTGGCTCAGGCTCTGCGCCTCCTCCACCCAGGCGCGGTCGTAGCCCTCCAGCGACTTGATCGAGTCGGCCGTGTGGTTCTGCATGCCCTGAAAGATCAGCAGGCCATCTCCGCGCACGGACTTGATGACTGCCTCTTGAACCTCGAAGTACGCGCCCGCGTTCAGGGATTCGATCTTGAGCTCGAGCAGGCGCTTCACCGACTGGGCCAGCGACTTCTGCACCTCGCGCACGCAAACCGAGCGGCTGCTCGGGTCCATCAGGTGCGCCTCGATCATCATCTCCGCGAACGTGTGGGACTTGCCAGAACCGCGCCCGCCGTGCGCACCCTTGTACCGGGACGGCTTCAGCAGCGGCTCGGCCCAGCTGGGGGTCTGGATTCTCAGTTCCATCGTGGATTACTTGACGATTTCCCGCACGATTTTCGTGATGGATTCTCCGACCTGATGCGTGGTTTCGATTTTCTCGCCGTATTTCTTAGGCGCGAGTTTCGCGGCGCGCCATTGATATGCGCTCAATACTACGCGAGCTGCATGCGGGTCCATTTCTCCGTTTTCTACTCGCTCAGCCACGGACAGAATCTTCTCGTCCATTACCTCGGCCTGGAGTTCCCTCGCGCGCGCGCACCTGTGTGAGAAGTCCGGGTCGTCCTTCTGCCAATCCATCACAGCCCAGATGCTCGGCATACGCTTGTCACGGCAGACGGATCGCATCGACTCGCCTTCGCTGATGCGCTTGACGATCTCGTCCATGACTTCGGGGGTCTTGCGGCTGGCTGGCATGTTTGCTCCAAAAGTTAGTGACCACTCAGGGGAGGGTAGGGGAGGGTCATCCTATTCCACGGGTATCGCGTGCGCGTGCGCGTGTGACGTATGAAACCGAACAAGTATCCCCTACCCTCCCCTAAACCGAAAATGTTAGGGTAAACCCTGATTTCTGGCCTTTTCCGTTGCGTTCAGGTCGATGCCCTTCAGAGTCATGATCCCGGACATCTTAACCTTGCGCAGCCCAGAAACCAGGGTCATCTTCTCGCCCCACACCGTCTGCGAAGGCTCGTGCTCGCCGCGAGACTGCTTCCAGCGCCTGAACGATGCGTAGAGGTCTGACGATCTGGCGTGCGTTCCTGCGTCGATTTTGCAGCACTCCTCGATCCACATTGCGATGTCATCGTGCTCGGCCATGTAGTCCCGGCTGGCGTCCTCGACCTTACCTGGGATGGCTAGTCCGTCTGCATACCACTTGCGTGCGCCCTCAATCGCCCAGGCCATGATCCCAGGCGCTTCGGCTTTCAGCTTCTCGGGCAGCTTGGCATCCTTGGCTGCGCCTTCGAATTTCTGCAGAAACGGCAGCAGCACCATGCGACGAGCCATCGCAGGGTCTCCACCCTTCAAGCGCGGCTTGTGGTTCCCGGCGATCAGGTGCTTGTGCGACATCGTGAACGTGAAGTTGTCCTGACGCATGAACCGAGCCGTTAGCGTCTCGTCCCCGGTGAGTTCCTTAATCCGCGCCTCGGCCCAGAAACTGCCCTCCTCGAGCTCGTTGCTGACAGCTAGGCGCTTGCCGTGAAGCTGGGCAAGTTCGGTCGGATGCCGCTCGTTCCTGCTCGCCATCAGCGCAGTGGTTGGCAGTTTGAGGGCGTAAGAGCCCATCATCCACATGAGAATGTCGAGCAGCGTAGATTTTCCGTTACTGCCCTGACCGTGCGCGAAAAACAGTTTCTGCTCGCGTCTGTCGCCGGACAGACAATACCCACACATCCTCTGCACAAACTCTATTGTATCAATATCGTCTGCGAACACTTGTGATATGAACCGGAGCCAGTTCTCTGTCGGTTGCTGAGTATCTGGAGATACCCGAGAAATCTGCGTCAGATACTGCCCACGATTACGCTCGTGGAGTTTGCCGGTGCGTAGATCAACGATCCCTGCCGGGGTGTTGATCATCAGCGGATCGCTGTCCCACTGAGCGGCCGGAACCACGATAGCCGGGTCAGACTGCGCTAGGAACAGAAGCGCGTTGACGGTCTTTGCGCTGGTAATGGCCTTGCGGATTTTCGCGTCGGCAAGCTGCGCTGATGCACGAGCGGTGCGCCTAGCAAGGTCGAACCGAATCAGGTGTTCGTCTCGCTTCCAGTGTGTGCCATCATCGTGCATCCAGCCAAGGCCTGGAGACCACCTCAAGCCGGCCCCGTACTGCGCAACGAACTCCAGCGCAAGCGAGTCGTCCGAGAACTCGGGCGGCAGTGCTTCGACCTCTCCGGTCTCGGGGTCGATGATTTCGGTGGCTTGTGGCGGTGCGGGCAGGGCCGGTGGCGTTCGCGTGGCGACCGGAGCCCACACCGATGCCCGATTAATCGCCCAGGCCCTGAAGTCCTGCCACGAACTAAATCCCGCGTCGGCCGCATCCGA